GTTAGTGGCGTTATATGCTGAGGTGTTATTCAAGTTCAAGTCATAGCTTACCTTAGCTTGTAACAGCTTCGATAGATCTATCTCACCAAAGCCAGTGGCATAAGTTGGGAGCACCCTGTACTCAGCTATCTTGTTTAGGGTACCACTTTGGTAGATATCATAGATAAACTTGAAGCCCTGCAGGTTTACATTGCTACTGCTGTAAATATACTTCACAGGGTTATATGCAGGAACTATTACTTGTGGGGTTGCTTGTGCTACTAATGCCATTACTTGTCTTTACCTATATTAGTGTCATTACTATTATTGTTTTTAAAGCCACCCATTGCGATGAGGTAGGCATGATCTAACATGGCCAAATGTTGTTGCACCCTCATGGGGTTGTTGAATACTATCTGTACACTCTTGCCTGTCTTATGGTGGATGTATGCCTGCACCACTTGTATCTTATGTAGCGTATCAGAATGCATAGTACGAATCATCAGTGTAATACTCCTGCCTTATGTGAGTAGTGGCGTATCTTATTGCATCCATAGCATCATCGAATAGCTTGACTGGTTCGTCAGTTATAAAATCTCCTATCTTCTTCCATTTGTAATTCTCATACTCTCTCTTTACTGCCTTATCATCTTGGCATATTACCCCAAATGTCTTGAGGTTATCTATTCCTTTCTTCACCACCTTATTGGCATTCTGTACGTCGTAGCCAGCTATGTTCATCTCCTTAATTATTTCAGGCCTAGAGTAATCTGCTAGGATCGTAACAGTCTGTTCTATGTTCAATGTGCTTAGCTTCTCTATGAGCATCGTGGTTGTCAGATAGCTCTCATATATTACTGGCTCGATGTAGATATCATTGTCGCAATAGTAGACTCTCATCAATGCAGTAGGGTGATTGTAACCAAAATCTAATCCATATACATACTTAACGAATCTAGATGGCCTATGTGCCACGAATGACCAGTTAGAGTAGATGTTGCTCTTGCTAGTAGCCTTCTCGCCTAGAGCGTATATTTGGTACAATGCCTCATCAGTACGTTTAAGATCTTCGATCTGAGCTTTAATGCTATCAGGCAAGAATGGATTATCCTTATATGTGGATTTGATCAATATGCTTTCGTCTTTTGGTAGTTCATACAGCCACGATACCGAATCAGATGGATTGTAGTCGAATATAAGCTTATGCTCGGTACGCATGTTAAGCTGAGTGAAGTCATCGAAGTACAGCTCATTGGCCTCATTACACCAGGCTATGTCTCTCTTCCTACCCCTTATCTTCTGCTCATCATCTACTGAGAAGAACTCAACCATCGAACCATTGCTGAATGTATATATGTGCTCAGACTTATTGTGGCTCTCTTGATTGTACAAACCAATCTCTTTGAGTATCTCTATGAAGTCCCTGAGCACTGTAGCACGTAGGGCAGGGAAGGTCTTGCGTATTACAGATACTATTTTATTCTTATTCTGTAAGCAATAGATGATCATGAGCTGACAAAGTGAATAGGTCTTAGATGATCTAGAACCACCTTCGTTAATGATAAAGCGTCGGTCACCTAAGATAGCCTCATAGTTCTTCTCAAAGATCACGGTGCTTTTTATCTCCATTTACTCTGCCGACTTGACGATTGTCACGGTGATGGCATTAACCTTCTCGTTGTCGCTTGTCACATCGGTATGCTCTTTCAATGCATTTAATCTCTGAGTAATCGATGCGTTATACTGACCTACCATTCCACCGGTTATTTGATCGTTTCGGATCTCTTTCTTAATGTGCGAGCAGACTGTCTTATATGCAGCGTATCGATTATCATGGTTGTCAAAATAATTATGTACATCGCTATAATTCTTAAAGCAGAATATCTCAAAGCCTTCATTGGTAAATGGTATTCTTAGAGGCTCTGGCACCATCTCAGCTGTCTTCTGTGATAATACCCATTTAGTTCTAGGATTGGCTAATGTATAGGCTTTGTATTCTTCGAAGATCTCCATTAGCTTCTCAGGAGATTCTATAAGTTTAGGCTTCGGCATCTTTCTCTTTTTTGTCTTCGTTATCTACCCCTTTATACTTTACCTTAGGAGTACTCTCTTCAAATAGATAGCCTAATCCTTTAGAGGTGTAATACTTGTGATCCTTAGCAGTCTCTTCTGTTACTGTAAAGCTGGTCTCAAAATTACCATTATACATAGTAATATACTTACCTAGGTGTTCCGTCTTTGTCTTCATATTGATTTAAAATTAAAAATGTATAATAAAATGCAATCCATAAACCAGCTGCTCTAGAAGCCCATATATAATCTAGCATAAATAGCGCTAAGCCACAGCTTAAAGCAATAAGTAAAGATAACATGCTAATAAATTGACTCGGTCTCATATCTATATTGTAATTTGTTCAGGTTTTGTTTCAATTCTTTGATTAGATAATAAGCAGAAGTATGAGTGATACCAAAATATGTGGCCAATGCTCTTGATGTTATGTATCCCTTGTCGATATAAGCCTCAAATACTATTCGTTGTACCTGGTCTTTTATCTCTGATCTGTAAATTTCAATGATTCCTTTTTGAAAAGCGTATTTTTTGTCCTCTTTTATCTTCATAATTAGATCATCATCATCTAATTTATCAAATAGGTTATTTACTACGGCTGTTACCCTGTCGTCTTTGTGGCTTTTAGATGTTGACCATAGGATTTGGTACTTAATTGTGTTCAGCAGATAGCTTTTTATCTTGTCTTCGTCGGTTGTATTATCATTTATCGTTAGAACATGTAGATAACTATTATTGATCACGGTATCGGCGTCGATAAATAACCCCATCTTAGATAGGAAGTAAGCGGTATAAGCTCTTACCTCAGGGTAAGCCTTACTAATGTAGTTGTCTAAGAGCTTTTTCATACCAAATCATAAAATCCTTATACCAAATTCGTCTACGTACTGACGCACAGAAGCATTCTCTTGGTTGTATACCATCATACTTCATTCTTATCTTTAATAAGCTAACACATGAGTGCTTAGAGTACCTGATGTTCTCAGGTAAAAGTTCTATTTGTGCTATTAAATCTATTTCAGCCTGTTCAAACATTCGTCTAGTATAAATGAAAGTAATGCAGCCTGACAAGCTAGGATAAAGTCAAAGGTACAAAGTAATGTTAACCAAAAAGCAACGCATTTGATACAACCTAAAGCAGAATGGATATGAATAGCCAATGTACTATTAGGTTTGTACCTAAATAATTGATCAAACATGGCTTGAAGTGGCTCGAAATTAACGAACCACCATGCCAACGGAATTAATGCTAGTAAATTCATGCAGTAAATATACTAAAATAAATTACAATCATGTAAATTAATTCTGTAAATGTATTTATCTAGCTTCTTTGCTGTTTCCAAGCTTACATCTTTACCTTGCAGGAACCTATCAATATTGTATTGGTGAAACTTCTCGCCTCTTGATTGTATCTCTTTTACTATTTGATTTCTTGTTCGTGTTTTTAACGCGTCTCTTAGATGATTTCTAAGGCTATGGTCATCTATTAACATAGGTCAAGATTTATTTCATTTTCTTGTAAGATTTTAAAAAACTTTTCTCTTATTCTTTCAACCATTTCGAATTGATTTTCTTTTAGTTCTTCGTATTTCCAAATTGCTCGAAGCTCTTCCTTGATTTCACTTAATGCAAAATACATTTTTAAAGATTTGCTTGCACAATCAAACTCAAATTGGTCCTCAGGTAAATTATATTCTATAGTTGCTTTCATATCATTTCTATTTAAGTAATGTGGCAACTTTTACCACTTATACTTTATTAAAATGGTAAGTCTTCGTCATCTAATCTAAATGGCGCTTGTGGTAAATCAGCTAATCTTTCAGATGCCATTTCATTTGCTCTTGCTGTTGTGTTAACTTGCCATCCTTCTATAGTGTTAAAATACTTTATTTCGCCCGTTGGTGATTTCCATTCACGGCCACGTAAATTAATACTTATCTCAACTTGTTCGCCTCTATCCTCTTGGCTTACTAGTTCCGTTTTATCCTGTGTAAATTGGATGGTTATGTACTGAGGATATTTCTCATCTGTCAATATTACAACATCTCTAGATTTAAACTTGTCGCTCACTTGCTTTACTTGTCCAACAAAGTGGATTTTACCTGTTACTTTCATTTGTTATTTATTTTTAATTGTTAATATATACTTTATTGAGTAGTACCATCCCCACACAATTGCAGGAGCTAGTAAAATTGATATTAGTAGAATCATTTATATCAAATTAGTTAATAATTCATTGTAATATTCTCGGCATAATTCAATTCGCGTTTTAATTTCTTCTATTACGGTATCGTCTTTTGCTATTTTAAATGTCTTTAAGCGCTTTTCTTTTGGTATATGGCCAAATATATGCTTAGCCTGTACAAAAGCTCTTATATCTAAGCTTTCTTCTATTAAGCTTGCTTTCCAATGCTCACGTCTTATCTCGTCCTCAACGATTTGTAATGGCGTGTCAATTAAGCAATAGCAAAGTAATGATTCTTCTTTACCTGTAAGCCACATGTAACCTTGCATTTGATAAAAATAAGATTTGTTATTTAATTTAGTATCAAAAAATGGAAACGTTGTGGCATCATAACTAGATTTGACATCTAACAGAATCTCATTCGTATTTACATCTGGTGTTCCTGTTATCCAATCATTGGTAAAATGCTCTTCGTTCTTGTATATGAATCCAAGGTCTAGAACGTCATTACAAAAATCAATTGAAAGATCTTCAACTTCGTTTCCTTTGTCAGTGTATCGGCTTGAAAATTCTTTACGTATACCAAAAACTTCTTCAACAGCCAACTCTTGTAAGTAAGTCTTAGTTGTTTGGCTTAATGTTTCTCCTTTCGTTTTAGGGTTTGTCATTATCTTCCCTATTGCTGAGCATCTTATCTTCATATCGCAAGGGTTCTAAGTTGTTCTAGAGTTAAATCAAATGTTTTTAACAACTCATGTTCCGTGTACTCACCATCGCTTATTGCCTTTAATGCCTTAGTAAGTCGTTTATCGTCAATAGCAACTTTTTTAGTTTCGTTTTTTGTTTCAGTTTTAACTTGCTCGCCCCCTGCGTCTGTGTCTTTGTCAGTAACTAATCCTAAAGCACTTGATAACGCGTAACGTCTCAAGTAAGTAATAGCGCTGCCAAGAACCTGAAAATCATTCATGCCTTTTAATGCCACGCCTTGTGGTATATTTGTTTTGCTTTCAATTGTTTCACCACTTTCAATATGAAATATGATTGTAATTAAATCAGTAGCATGAATAAGTTGAGTGAATCCTAATCCGTGCTTTTTTAGCAATGGATTAATTACTTCAAAGATCTTTGGTAGATCAGCATATGTGTAACCATATCCTTGTGTTGATTTGTGAATCGTTGGAACCTCTTGTTGAAACTCCGCTAGGCTTTTAAATAAATTTTTCATTGGTTAGTTTTTATTGGTTAGTAATTATACGCAAATGTAATTCTTTATTTTAACATGGCTACTATTTTTTTAATTTATTTTTATATTTTTTTATTATTTCTTTTAATTCGTCTCTTGAGTATTTTTTTTCTTCATGTGCTTTGCCTTGTAATTCAATCAATTTCTCAG